CCTTTTGTTATGCGTGGCAGGATTACCACTATGTGTTTATTTATTAGTAAAACTGCTCAAGCGAGTCTATGTCCCACTTCTCGTAGTATCCAGACTGTTTGAGTTTTCGTTGTGCTTGTTTCAGTTTTGCCATTCCCTGTATCATTACCAATGGTGCTTTGCCATAACTGAATGATACACCTTTATGTAGTCCATCGTTGTCTGGGTGGTCGTACATTATGGCGTAGTTGGGATTCTGTTGGTGTGCCCGCTTACACAGGTTGGATAGTTTTCTTTCTGTTATCTCGTGAGTGAAATAAAGGATGACAATGTCCAGATTGAAAATATCAAAAAGATCGCAACACTGATCAATCTGATCCAGCACATCCACCTTCGCAGGCGTGATCTGTATCTTGCGATCTTCAAGTGTTCTTTTCGCAAACGGACAGATTGCCGCTCCACTCGCCTTATGAGTTTTAGCAACAACCTGTCTGATCCATTTCTCAATGTCCTTACCTACGTCTGCCACTGGGTTTTCTTCTGCCAGACTTAGATCCTTTGTTCTTCTTTTTTCTCTTGTCCATCGTGATCCTCCTTTATCCTGTGCTTGGTTGGGAATTTCTCTGGTCTGCCCTCGTTCCTTGATGGTGCATAGAGGTCCAGTAATTCAACTCCCCTGGCGTGAGCCACCCTCTTCAACAACACACAGGCCTTCCTGGCTCGTGCGGCGTTGGTCTTGCTGGGGTGTTTCATCAATTTGTCGTAGTGTGTGAAGTAGTCAAGGCACAACTGTTTCATCTGCCTGTGCCTGGCCGTCTCTTCTGGTAATCTGTAAAGTTTCCTAATCAAAATCTATCTGCTTCCAAGGTATTGCTATTCCATTTTGATCCTGCACTGTCTCACCTGAATCTATGAAATTCGCTGAGCCGTACCGTCTGTAGCCATTGCCTGAGGTCTTCTGCTGATACACTTGACAGGGCCTCACGGGTCTTCCGTTTACTGCGTACTTTTGATGATTTGTCTGCTGACCTTTTCTTGATTTTATTCCTGCCATCTCTTACCTCCACGCCTTGATGCTCCAATACGCAGGACTCAGAGATTTCTGTCCTCTAACTTTCTTTAGGATGCCGCCAAAACGGGCCAAGAAACTTTTCTTCCTTGCTGGTATGTTTTTCTTGATCCGCATATTGGGATCACCAAATCTCACTATCTGCACACGACCTGTTGACTTGTTGGTCACGTACACACCAAACTTCTTTGACTTGCCTGGTGTCCTGAATGGTTTATTGAGTGTTATCTTCCTGCCCTGGTACTCCGCCATCTGTTCCTCCAAAAAATCTTGCTATCTCAGGATGTAGATTGAGGATGTCCTCGTTGCTCATACCCTGCTCAATCATCTCTCTCATATGGGCTACCATACCTGCTGGATTGGTCATTGGGTCGTGCTGGCCATCGTCTGCCATCTGATTCTGCATTTCTTCTAATTCATCTTCGTCTTTGGCCAATATCTCTATGGTCTTCTGATCAATTATTGATTTAACATTTGGAGTCGCGGCGGCTGAATCTCTTTGGGCACTCGCGGCTTTGTTGATAATGTCCATATCAAGGTTCTTGTCTCTGATATGGAATGCCATAGGGTATTTGATCTCTCCGTCCCAGGCCTCACCTTGCCATAGACTGAATAATCTGAATATCTGTTCTTCTGCCAGTTCCAAGTTCTTGGCCTTCTCACACAGTTTGGCGTCAAGCATCAGGAACTCTGACTGCATCGCCACACCTGACATCTGTCTTGTCTCAATGGCCCTGATAGAACCCATATGTGCCATCCTGTCAATTGACTTCACAGTCTCGTCCATAGTTTTAAGTATGGCTTCAAGATTACCACCGTTGGGTTGTAGTAGGTATGGTTTGAGGTTTGGATCCAGTTCTTCTGGCATATCAATCACCGCACCTGCTCCCGCCTGTGCTGAAACTGATCTTGTTTTCACCAATGAAGGGTGATTGGTAAGACTCACCAATTGTTCTGCTTCACTGTATAGGTTGGCCAGGAATCTCTGACTCTGTGCCACACCTGAAATGTCTGAAACACCAATACCTCTGATTGGACCCTTGTTGGCATAACACCATACCGCTGGCACCTTGCCAAGGTTGTTGGGTCTTGAATCAATCTGTTTCATTGGTTGCTTGGCGTCATCGCCTGAGTATGAATACAATTCTATGGTGTCTGGTGTCCACTTACGGATGTAGAATTCTCCCTGTCGTTGGTAAGGTCTCTCGTCCTGTTCCAACAGCATAAGTTCTGCTATCTCGTAGTGTCCGTTTGGTTGTCTTATGAACTTCCAATTAAGGATGTTCTCTGCCGTGTATATCTGACAGAAAGGTCTGATACCTTGTTCTAATTCTTCTGCCCTCGTGCCAACCACAGTCTCTGGTCTGTCAACCAAAACCAAGCAGTGTCCATAGATTGAACTCTGCACATTGACGTCTCTCATAAAGGCCTCCCAACTCTGTCCTTCAAGGTCAGCGTCTTTAAGGAACTGCTCTAACTCAGGTGAATTGTCTAACCAGCCAAAATCTCTCTTTGGTTGTTGTCTGTATAGGAATGCGTTGTATGTGTGTATTATTGAACGACAGTGATTGTCTTCTGCCGCGTGTGATAATCTTGTAAGGTATTCGCCTTCATTCTCGTACTGGTATCTCTTTAGATACATCCCCCTTTTGTATTCAGCACCTCCAAGATAACTTCTCTTTAAGAATTTCCAATGATTGATGTATGTGTCATAGTCCTGGTGTACAGGTAATTGAATGCTGTTGCCTGATGCATCAGTGAATTGTGTGCCTGTCAAACCATATATGTCTTGTGCCATTATCTAATAACTCCTGTTTTTACACTGAACCTTTGGGGTTCTTCCGTTTCGTATGCTGTCCTGATTGGGTAAAGAAATGAAATCAAATATCCTAATGCGTCATTCATATGGTCAAATCCCTGCGTCTTGTCTGGCAACACGGTTCCCTCTTTATAAGTGTGTTTGCTAACACTATTTAACAGATTCTTACAGGATGGATGAATGAATACCTGTCGCTCTCCTGAAGCGGAACATAACTTGGCATTCACTGAATTAACACGATCCCTTACCGCCATATGCCTTGGTGGCACCTTACAGATGAAGCCTGCGTTCTGTAGTATTGAAAGGTCAGTCCTACCACCCGCTGATGTCTTCCTTTGCCTTGAAGCGGGATCTGGATACACGAATATCTTCTTGCCTGGATATCTACGATGTATCTCAGAACACATCTCTTCCGTGTTTGAACTCCAAATCTGTATCTCGTCCATCACATAAACCACGCCGTTTTTGATGTGTGTCACCACTGCGGCCATTGGGTCAAGGTTGAAGTCCATTCCTATGTGTATGATGTTGTTGTCAAGTGGTTCGTCAAAATGTTTGACGTTCTCACTCATTGAGAAACCGTAGTAGATGATTCCTGAGTATGTCTCCCACGTCGCTTGGTATTCCTGTCTGAATGTCTTGGCATCAAGATCTCTCTTGGCCTGTTCTATCTCGCCAGCATCAACGAAACCACCGTCAATGGTGGTGTACTGATAACTGCTCCATTCCTGCTCTGATGGATCCTGTCCCCTCTGGTATAGGTCGTGGAACCAGTTCATTCCTTTGGGTGTGCCTTCAAACAGTGCCAGTCCTTGTGTGTCTGATAGTGTTGGCCTCAGGACTGTCGTCCAGGCCTCCTCGTCAATGTCAGCACATTCATCAAGCACAAGGAAGTCAATACCAACTCCCCTCAATGAGTCCTTGTTGTCAGCACCTCTCAAACATATCCTTGATGTGTTTTTCAATTCTATTGTGAGTTCTGCCTCGTTGATCCTCTTGACCCAACGTAGGTCTTTCAATATCTGTTTGATCTTTACCCAGGCGATCTGTTTGGCCTGTCTGTATGATGGTGCCACGTACCAACAAATCTTACCAGGCTTCCGTGCGTGATAACACAGTTCCCTGATGGCCAAAGTGGTCTTGCCAAATCTCCTGCCAGTGACCAACACCCTGAATCGTGCTTGGTCATCCGCTACCTTGCGTTGCGGTGTTGATAGTTTCATACTGTTAATTATGTGGGGTTATTTGTCTTCCCAAGGTAATGGTCCTGTGGACTCTTCATCAGTTGGTGAATCCTGTTGACCCAACCAGTTCTTACCAAGGAACATCAGCATACGAGCATCGCCCGCCAATGCCTTCTCAAACTGTGCCCGCCTCAGACTCTTCTTACCTTCAGCCTTGCCCTTCTCTATGAGGTTCTTGAATCTCTTCTGTAGTGTTGTCACTGAAGTGCCAACGCAGTCTGCTATCTCCTCGTAGGTGCAGTGCATTGAAGCCAGTTTGAAGATCAGATCGTGATCTAATTTGTATGATTTCTTCTGTGCGTCCATTATAAAGTCTTGTCTCCCACTATGATCCTGAAGTGTCTGACATCCGTGTCTCCAAGGTTTGTGGTAATCTTGCAGGCCACATTGTAGATGTTGCCATCAGTGCCACCTGTGAGTCTGATGTTTACCAATCCTGATGTGACCAACACATCAGTGGCATTGTTGGTGGGGAATGTCACAGGGTCTGAATCACCAGTGGGTGCTGTGATGGTCACCACAGGTGTGCCTGTTATTACATCTCCTGTGGTGAGGTAATCCGTGAAGTCCAGACCATACTGGATGTTTGAGTCCTTGTCCTTCTGGATGTACAGTCCGTCGTTGTCTCGTTTGAATCCTGTTAGGTTAGCCATTACTGTGAACTCCTGACTCTTGGTGTGCTAAATCTGTTTGAATAAGGTGGTATTCTCAATTTGATTCTCCTTGTTTCCTGTGGCACTTCGTATGCCCTGTTTTCTGCACCAACAATATTTACTCTATTTTCCTCCATTACCAATGTTTGTTTATTTTCAACTGGCACTAATACCACACGATTTTCCTGTGGCACCTTGATGGTGTTGTAAGGATCCGCTGGGAAGAACAGCCTTCCAACCTGTAGTGTGCTGGCCAATGCGGTCAACGCCGCCAAACCAGCAGGTTTGAATGTTGGAGAAAGATCTAATTCTGTTGCGGCAGATATAGCACTCTCGCCTGCGGGTTTGAATGTTGGCGTGATTGATATTGATGCCGTGACATCAATGTCAGCGAATGTGTCCGTGATCGCACTCGCCGTCAATACTGGTGTGAATGCCCCTGTGATGGTGACTTCGTTGTCCTGTAGGTCGTAAGTGATGTTGGCGGTAAGAGCAGGAGCGAATGTCCCTGTAAGGTCCGCATCTACATCAATTACACCTGAGGCAGTGAAACTGGTTGTGAATGCCGTTGTAAATGTTGCGGAAGAGGCCTTTTCAAACGCACTGTTCTCATCAATTGTGAATGTGCCTGTGTATGATACCACATCGCCAAGTTTGAATGCTGGCGATATGATCATACTGGCCGCACTGCCTACTATGTAAGGTTTCTCCCAAACATCGTCTGGCCAGTTGTCCCAGGTCTCTTCGTCACCTATCCAAGTGGCTATTGGCCAACTGTCCCAATCGCTGTCAGCCAAGAAGTTCCAAGTGTATTCACCTTCGTTCAAGGCAAAATTATCTTCAGTGTATCCTACTTCAAAATAAGTGTTGAGATTAAATGTGTCCCAGGTGTAATCGCCAGTGATGTCGTATATCAATCCAGCGGTCTGTTGTGCTGTGAAAGGTGCCGTAAGATTGAATGTTTCAATGAATGTTAGTTTGCCATCTATCACTGAAGTTGATGCTGTTGAAAGATTGAGGGCATCCATCAACACAAAATTCTCAGTGGTTGATAAAAATTCAAAATCTGTGGTTAAAGAAGAATTGGCATTGATATTATTTTTGGCATCTGCGGTTATTGATGCTGTGTGTGTGAGATCCGCTTGTGCGAATTTGATGACTTTATCATCACTGGTAATAGCGGCACTGCTGGTCTGTGATGACTGTCCTTGTTTTACTAAACCTCCCAACACATCCATTGTAAATGTTGGTGGCGAGAACACCACAGGATCGTTCGCGTCAATTACTATGTCATCAGCCTCCCAACTCCTGACTAAACTGCCCGCTGGACCAGTGTTGGCCTTGACCAATGCCTGTGGTATGTTTAGAGTAATATCGTGAAGTCCATTTGAATTGCTATTACTGGTATCAACCTGAACACCTATATAGGTGCTTGAACCGTCTAATGGGTTTAGACCAGCGGTCTGTGTGGTGACAGCACTTCCAGTCTGTAAGTAATCCGTCAGTCCAAAGTTTGAATCAGTGAATGAAGAAAAATTCTGTGTGCCTGATGAACTGGTGTAGGTAATATCAAATATTACACCTAATCCGCCACTTATAATTGATATGTCAATGAATGGTCTGGCCTTGTATCTTACGATACACCTGTCAGCGGGAATATTATAAGTTGCATCTGCGGTCCTGAAATCCCGCGAGAAGAAATATGTGAGTGTCTTTGAACTTGAGTTGCTGTTGGTTAGATTTACCCTGTTGGAACTCCAACTCGCCCCACCACCTGACTGAGATGTAGAAGATGCTGATACATTTGGATCAGTGTTGTCATCAACACTGAGTCTTATGACCCTTGTTCTGGACACAGGAGTTTACCTCCCAATTAAGCAAGACTGATTGATAAGTTGCCTGCTGAAATCGTGAATTGGTCTCCTGATGACACTGTTTTGGATGTAGTCAATGCTCCGTAGAATAACACATTGTCTGATCCAATAGTGTTGCCATCCATAATCGCTATGTGCGTGACCACATTGCCTGTAGATCCTGCGGTGTCATAGTTTGCAGTGGCAGGAAGAAATGAAACTGATGTGCTTGTTTCAATCGTTCCTGTTGTTGTTGTACCTGCTGGATCAAAAGACACTGATTGTCTTGCATAAGAACCGTTGTTGATTTCATAATAACCAAACTTGGCTGTTGTGTCTGTGCCTGAAGTGTTTGACTCCAAGGCCGCCGCCACACCTGAACCTGAATCTGCGAACAGTGCCACATACACCGTTCCTGGTGCATTGAAGGCTCCTGGTGTGCTTCTTAAAGTATGGTCTAATAATTTGTCTTCTAAGTAATTACTTGCCGCTGACATAATTTGTTTCTCCTTTGTAAATTTACAATGTTATTTATTTGTTAGGTTGCCGTTATCCTGAACGTCACTGATGGTGCCCCCGCACTGAATCCCCCATTCGTGACATTGCTATGGAACATCAGTCCTTTGGGATTACCTGATCCTCCAAACGTCACACTGCCTAAATTGTCTGGGAAACTGGGCAAGGTCAGTGTTGATGATGTGGTGCCATCACCGCTGTAAGACCTATAAAGATGAAAGGTCACGTTTGGTGTCCCACCATTGTTATAAAAAGTGCCAGCCCCTGCCCTGAAACTGCTGACCCTGGTGGTGCTACCTGACACCGCCGTTATCTCTATGTTGTAGGTGCCACTGCTCAATTTAAGATGGTTGAAGTTGTTGGTCTGTGATCCGTCATTCTGTGCTGTCCCAACTATGCCCAACTCGTCCTTGATCGTGGTGAAAGTCTTTGATGGTAGATCTGAATAGGCACTGCCCACCGTGTAGCCATTGGCAGTCACTATGGTCTCCAGCACCGCCGCTGATGACGATGTAGTCAGTATGTTTCCCTTGAATCCCAGTGGCATTATGCTGTGAAGTCCTGTGCTATGTTGCCCAAGTAGTTGGTGCCATCATAGAACACGCTGATCACATCAATGTCGCCTGTGCCTGTAGAAAGTGTTGGTGCCCCGCCTGGGAACTTCACTGAAGTGAATGAGCCAGTCCTTGAGCCCGTGCCGTCTTGGGTTATGATTATCATTATGCTCTGTCCCGCCACCATATTTGAAATCGTGAATGTGGCCGCGTGTGCCAGTGTCACAGTATGGACTGGTGCCGCTGTGGCATCAACTGCTATGCTGGTGCTTGACGTCAGGGAGTTTATGTCCTCCTTGTAGCCCACATTGAATCTCACTATGTCATCAAGGTCTATGGTGTCACCTGATGATTGTATGGTTGAATTTGTGATTGTTAGATCGCCATTGCCATCATCCGTTATGTAGCCAGCGTCATTGGTGAATGAACTTACGGTTGTTGGAGCACCCGTCAGGCTTGAGTATGCGAAGTCCTGTGCCGTGCCCGTGATTGTTAGTGTGTCACCTGAAACTGCTGTTGTTATGCCCGTTGAACCCGCTATCTTGAATGTCTCCCCTGGATTGACCGCCGTGCCCGTTGAGTCATCGCCCACGAATGTGGTGGCCGCTGTCGCTGATCCAGTGGCGTCCGTGTCCAGTTCAAATCTTGCGTTTGATGTGTTGTACTTTAGTATCTGTCCGTTGGTGGGACCATCTATGTTGAACATATCAATGATGGCATTGACATTGTCCACGTTCTGCTTGATGTCTGGTCGTGCCAGTCTTGGTGAATCCGTTCCTGCGTCAAGGTTGGCTGTTGATGCTTTTGTTCCTGTTGGCCAAGTAGCCATTGTGTGCGTCTCCTTTTTTTAGTATTTAATTAGATCGTGTGTCATTAGGTCACTTTCTTAAGGTATTGTATCCTCAAGTAACCGTGTTCTGTTGTCTGGGAAGTGCTATTTTTATCACTACCGCCAGCCACGATGTATTCGCCAATATCTTGGTGTGAAAATTTAGTGGCATTGAACGCCTGTGGTCTGATGACGCCGCCAGTAATAGTATGTTTTGATGTCCCACCCACCTGTTCAATGGTGTTGCCATCTGTAATGAATGTGCTGATATAAGTGCCCTGAGCAACGGAAGTATGATTGCCATCTGCTATACCTTGGGTGTTCTTTTCAGCGACCACATAGAACCTGTCGTCTTCAAAACCGCCAACTATCGCGGCGTTGTCGTAACCTTCGTCAATGACGAATTCACTGCCAGACGTGGTTGAGCCCGTGGCACAACTGGCCCCAAATGTGTGCGTGGCACACTTCAGATAGATTTTGTTGTCATCAGGCGAATAAACACCATACACTATCTTGTTCGCCGCCACGCCACACAGCAATGGTATGCTATTGACCAGGCCATCCAGTGTTGATCCATCACCAGTGAATGTCTTGCTGATCGTTGCCGCCGCTGACGTGGTCCTGGTGGTGCCGTTGTAACTGAAGAAATGTGCTGTTGGATCACTGCCAGCCGCCATCATCGCTCCCCTGTAATCACACCCACCATCTGGCAATCCAATCATCCTCACGTTGCCTTGGTGGCTGTAAGGTGTTGATGATGATAGGCTGTTGGTCTCCGTGGGTGCCGCTGATGTGCTGAATGATCCTGAAAGTATGTCCTGCCTGTGGTTGTCACTGGTGTCTGATCTGTATAGCAGTGAAGTCTTGCTTGTGGTGTTGGTTGTCAGTGCCATATCAAGGATCGTGCCATCCGTTGGGAACGTCTGCGAATCCAAAGTTCCTGTGATGGAAGTCTGTCCGTTGGTGGTATGTTGGGCATCACCTGTTGTTCCCTTGACCTGGATATTTCTCGCCCTTACCTGGTAGGTGTAGTTGCCTGAACCATCGTTGGTGCCCTTGGTGTAGGCTATCTGGAATTCCTGTGTGCTGGTGCCTGAAGTGTTGGTGTTGCCACTCGCACTGCCGTTTAATTTGCCTGTGATAACGGGTCTCACGCTTGATAAGGCAGTTTGTTCTAATTCGTGTATGCCACCACCAGTGTATATGTTGGTGATGCCAGATGAATCACACGTCAGCACGTTCTTGACAATGTAGATACTGCTACCACCTTTCTGGGCAATCCCTCCAACGTTGGAGGTCCCCCAACCAACGGCCGCGACGATCACTGGACGTGGGGTGGTGTCATTGGTGAAACCCACACACTCTATACTCTGGAGGCCAGTCAAGAAATTGGAGAAAGTGTTTCCATCCATATGGTTGGCAGATGACGTCTGTGATGAAAACACATCACCCGTGTCACCCAGCACCTTGCCAATGCCGTTGATCCTGAATCCTCCTATCGTCATCGTGGCTCCTATATGAAGTTGGTTGATAATGATGCGATGTAGGTTGATCCCGTGTAGAATATTGACATCACATCAATGGCGTTGGCCGCTGTGCTCAGCGTATTGACACCGCCCGCGAACTTGAAACTTGATCCCATCGTCAAGGTCCTGCCGCCCGTTGAATCCTGCGTGATTATCAAGGTCAATGATTGGCCACGCTGTATGTTCTGGATGCTGTTTATCGTGCTGTTGCCCGTTAGTGTTACTTCCTGGACGTTGCCGTTGTTGACGTCAGGACTCCAAGTGCCCGTCTTGTTGCCCAGGGTTAAGAATGCCTCCCTGTGTCTGAACCTGTCAGCGAACACCGTTGAAGTGGTGTCGTTGCTTGAATTGTTGCTGGTGTCATCACCAGGCAGTAGGTTTATGTCACCACTACCTGTGGTGGCTATCTCAATGTTGTTCCCGCCGTTTGATGGTTTCAATTGCTTGGTGTCGCCAGTGCCACTCTTGTGACCAATTATCAATTCGTTCAATAAACTCTGTCCGCTACCGTTCGTGGTCTTGATGTCATAGACCTCACCCGTGGTGCTGGAGGTGTTGGCCCAATTGTTGATCTCCAATCCTATGCTGGAAGTGGTTGGGGCGTTGCCCATCGTAATGGTTATGCCCTTCTGGTTGGCCACCGTCGCCGTTCCACCGTTGACCGCATAGGCGTATCCATTAACACCTAAACCCGTTGCGTTGGTGACCGTGATGTCCTCTGCGCCACACATCGCCTCCCAGGCTATGCTGGCCCCTGATAGGTTGGTCACGTTTATGTCACCCACTGAAGTTATTCCTTCATTGCCCACCCCACCATAGACTCCCAGCCCTTTCTGGTTACCTATGTTTGATGTGCTGGTTGAATCTGTGTTAAGGGCGTGACTCATTACCTGGATCTGTGCCCCACGCGAACCACTGGTGTTGGTCATATCGCCACCGTTGTAATCCACAACATTGGTTATCATCTTACGATATCTCGCGTTTGAACTTGATGTATCTGTGCCGTCCGTTTGAGTGTATAAAGTGTCGTATGAGTAAAGCCTCTGATCAGGTGCGTGTCCCGTCTTGTGGCTGAAACTGTTGACCAGTCCCGCTGATCTGTCCGCCACGTTCTGTGCGGAATCCCAGAGGGTTGCCTCGTTTGAGGCTGGTATGCCCCTTGGTGCTACCGTGATGCCACCCGTGCCGTTGGCTGTGAGTTCAAGATCCGCGTTGGATGAACCCGTTGATAATTCATTACCGTTGAATGTGATGTCGCCAGTGTTGGCCGCCCCGCCACCTGCTATGGTGATTGTTTTCGTTGCTCCCGTGCCTGATGCCGTAACACCTGAACCCGTGAAGTTCAAGGTAGTGGCCGCTGTGGCCAATGATGAACCTTCGTCCTGGACGGTGATGTCTCCTCCACCACCAGACACCGTGGTGAATGTGAAGTTGCCCGCACCATCCGTGGTCAAGACCTGACCATTGGAACCGTCAGTGATTGACAGGTC